GTGTAGATTGGGAGCATCACGCAAATAACGTTGTTGTTAATGCTCTTAAAGAATGGCTTCCCGAAGGTTCATATACAACAAAAAAAAATAACGTTGGGGTTGAGGCATACTGGACGTTCAGGAATGGAAGTAAGATTGAATTATTATCTCATATTCAAGAAACAAAGATCCACGAAGGTTGGAAGGGACATTTAATTTGGGCTGATGAACCGTTGCCAAAAGATAAATATGCGGCTAACAAAAGAGGGCTTGTAGATTATTCGGGTGTCTTCTTGATGACAATGACTGCAGTATATGAAGTCTGGGTCTTGGATGAATTAGTATTAAAGCATGATGATTCAGTTGGATGCGTAACGGATATTCCAATGAAGGCTAATCCTTTACTAAAGCAAGAGGATATTAATAATTTTGAGTCATCCTTATCCGAAGATGAAAAAAAACCACGTATTGAAGGAGGATGGTTGCAGCTATCGGGGAGGGTGGTTAAAGAATTTGACATTGACAAGCATGTAATTGACGCCTCAAAAATACCACCAGACTGGCCGGTTGTCGCTATGATAGACGTTCATCTTAGCCTGCCGAATGCTGTAGGGTTTTACGCATGGGACGAATATAACCGCATGTTTGTTATAGATGAAATATGGGAGCATATAGCCCCTGAAAATATTGCGAATGAAATTATTAGAAGAAAAGAATCAAACACCTGGAACATAAAGGAGACGTTCATTGACCCATTCGCCAAAGGAGACAATCAATTTATTAAAAATAGAGGGATTGCCATTCAAGATACTTTTTCTATTATTGAACGAAAACTTAGACCTTTTGGAATAAAGTTGTCAGTGGCTTCTAAAGATAAAGATTCGGGGATTATAAACATAAATACAGCGCTCAAAGGTTCAAACGGGATGCCAGCTTTATATTTTTTTAAGACTTGCCATAAGCATATATGGGAAATCCAAAGATGGATATACGACAAAAAAACAGGGAAAGCCAAGAAAGAAAATGATCATTTTTGCGAAAACTTATACAGAGCAACGTTGGCTGGGGTTAAGTATATCCCGCCCGAAATTTATTCCAAATCTCTTAAGTTTAATGAATGTGGGGTTGTTTAATGAAAGATAAAATAGAATACTGTCTCGATTGGATTAAAAAAATCAAAGACTCTAACTCTGAGCTTAACCAAGATAGGGTGGACGCTTTACGATATTATCGAGGGGATGCGGACATTGTGAAATCCGGAGAAGGTCGCAGTAAAGCAAACACAACGGATATGATGGACGCCATCGAATGGATAAAGCCATCGTTACTGGATATATTTGCTTCAGGTAACGAAGTTGTTAAATTGCAGCCTGCAAGTGCAGAGGATGTCGAAGCTGTCAAGCTGCAAGACCTTTTAATTAATTATCAACTAAGGATAAAGAATAAATGGTTTCTGGTCTTACATGACTGGTTTGACGACATGCTGAAACTAAAAACAGGGGCAGTGAAATATCAGTGGATTGAAGATGTCAAGCATGTTGATAAGGAATATCTTGACTTAACAGAAGACCAGTATCAAGCCAAGATAAACGAACCAAAGACAGAAGTGCTTTCCCATGATCAAACAGAGAATCTTGTCAATCAGGTCATAGAGGAAAACGGAATAGCGTATAACACACAAGTAGTGGAATTGAAACATAATATTATGCTGCGGCATATCATCGAAGATGAATATCCTTTGGTAGAAGCTGTTCCGGCGGAAGAGATAGGTTTTTTATCTACAGCAAAAGACATTGAAAAGACGTTTGTGTATCACCAGGTTAAATATGAAAAATGGGAATTCATAAAAAAGTACGGGAAGGAACTATTTAACAAGGTAGAGAAAGAAAAAAATGAGTACAAAGAAAACCCTGTCTACAAAGAACGGTACGGAGATTTAGGCGGAGCTAATTTTCTTTACGATGCAGACGATAACGCATGGTTTGTGTACGAATGTTATTACAATGACCCTGATACAGGAGACCCATATATACACGAGATATGCGGGGATATAGAACTTTTTTACGGAACAAATAAATACGGGAAACCGCCTTTCAGAATTATTACACCTGTCAGGATGGCACATAGGATTATGGGCTTGAGCATGTACGATCTCGTTAAAGATATTCAAAAGATCAGAACGGCTATGTTAAGACAAATCTTAGATAATCTTTATTTCGCTAATAACAGGAGATACTTTGGAGATCCAACACGATTTAACATGGACGACTATCTAAACAATAACTGCCCTGGTGCATTGATAAGGACACAAGGAGACCCAAGGGGAGCAGTTCTACCGGAAGATAACGCACCTCTTCCTCCAGAGCTTTTTAGCTTCTGGGAGTTGATTAATACAGAGAAGGATTACCATAGCGGCATACCGAGAAGCTTTCAAGGGGTTAATCCTGATGAACTAAATAAAACCTGGAGAGGGCAGAGCCAGCAAATAAATCAAGCTTCTCAGCGAATAGCCATGATGTCAAGAATCATTGCTGAAATGGGGATAGCTCCACTGGTTAATGATATCGTAGACCTTAACATAAAGTTTTTAAAGAAAGAAACCGCTGTTAGATATTTAAACGATTGGGTCCCTATTCATCCTGACAATATTGTTGGTAAATACGATGTTGTGGTTAACGTAGGCATAGGCACAGGGGATAAAGATAAAATAATTATGCAAATGCAGCAGCTTCTGGGGATATACGCTCAAATTGCAAAGTCAGGTGTTCCAATTACTAATGCTCAAAACGTATATGCTGCTATGAAAGAATTAGTTCAGGCTATGGGGCATAAAAACGTACAAGATTTTATTTCTGACCCAAAATTAAACGAAGCAGTTCAACAGTTGGGAGATGTTGTCCTTGCCGCCGGACTACACAAAGACCCTCAAGTAGCAAAATTAGTTGTTCATGTTATGAAATTAGTTGGCGGATATCCTCAACAAGTTAACGAAAAGGCAAACTCTCACCAAGCCCCAGGCGTATCTACGCCACAGGCAGCTCAACCAATGCCTGAAGCCACAACCCCAATGAATGGAGATTATTTTGGATGATATTCCATAAAAACCCTGCGAAAGAAAAAAAAGATTTTAGAACCGTAGAGGCAAGAGCGAGGAACGCAAAAGAATTATTAGCGAATCCTTTCTTTGAATACGTCTTAAAAGATATTGAAAAAAAAACAATCTTGTCATGGAAAACCACTCCAGCAAGAGACATTGAAGCAAGGGAATCCTTGTTTTTATGTATCAAGGTGATAGAAAAAATAAGGCAATTCCTGGATGGATATATTAACGAGGCTATATATGAAGCAAAAAGAAATAAATCATCTTAAATTAAAAAGGAGAATTTATGACAGATGAATTAACCCTTGATATACTTGAACCCGACACTCCGGATAATCAATTAAATCAAGATACAACAGCCGATCTTCCTGAGACTGAAAGCGAAGGGAATGCTCAAGAAGCATCAACCCAACCACAAGAACAAGAAGATCAGCAAAACAATAACCAGGAACAAGAAAAACAAATATACACACAAGAAGAGTTGGAACGACTTCTTGTCGATGATACGGAAGTTGATACGAGCAGATTGTCAGCGGAAGGTAAGGCTTTAATGAAGTCTTTCCAGAAGGGCTATACCCCTAAGTTCCAAGCCCTGGCTGCAAAAGAAAAAGAACTCGACCAAAAACGACAGAGCCTTGACGAACAGCGACTGCAAAAAGAAAACCCAAAAGAATATCTATATCAGCAATTCAGGAAGAACCCTACTGGTATAATTAGAGAGATCAATGCTGAAATAGAGCGTCTTGAATCATCGCCAGATCAATATGATGAAGAAACCAAGAAAAATGTCCTGCGCTTGCAGTCCACTAAAGACGAGTTACTTCTAAGAAGACAGGACGACATGGAAAGAACAAAATATAAAGAATCTATGTCGTCAAGAGTTTATACGGAAATAATAGAAGATATCCCGGACTTTAAAGAAAAAGCGCCTAAATTGACAGAATTTGCGGTTGGCCTTGGGCTATCACAACGAGAACTGCAAGTGTTATCAGATCCGACAATAGTGGGGCCAATGGCGGCAAAAATAACAAAGGCAATCAACAAAGCATACGATCTTGTCAACGCTGGGAAGAACGCAGAAAGAAAAGTAAACAAACAAGCTCCACGTCAACTAGGTCGAGCAGGTGCTGGCGGCAATTTTTCATCACCAACAAAAGACCCAACGAAAATGAGTACAGAAGAATATCGGAAGTGGAGAAATCAATAATTAAAGGAGGAACAATAAATGGCTAACACTATTATAACTCCCCAGATTATAGCGAAAGAGGCATTAATGCAGCTTGAGAATAACCTGATACTAGGGAGATTGTGTCATACAGCGTATAAAAAAGAATTTGTCAAGGTAGGAAATACCGTAAGCGTAAAAAAACCATTGAAGTTTACCGCTCAAAGCGGAGCAACGAGAGTTAATCAAGACCAAACAGATCAGACCACAGATATTGTTATCAATAAACAATACCACGTTTCGTGGGAGTTTTCTTCCGAAGAGTTGAGTTTAGATGTTAAAGAGTACAGTAAAACTCATATTCAACCCGCTATGAGTACTTTGGCAAACCAGGTAGAAAAAGATATTGCTTCGTTATACAAAGCAATCCCGAATTATGTTGGAGTAGCAGGAACTACACCGGCTGCAATTACAACAATTTTTGATGCTGCCAAACTTTTAGATATGGAAGCCGCTCCAGACGATGGAGACCGGTATCTTGTATTAGACCCTAACGCTAAGTACAGCATGGCTAATGTCCTGGCCGGTAAATACAGCGAGCAGATGGTTGAAAAAGCGATAAGAAAAGGGCTTCTCGGAAGCATTAGCAATTGTATGGTTTACGGTTCTCAGAATGTCCAATATCATACGGCGGGTGTCGGCGGTTCAAATACTGCTGGAACTCCTTTAACGGATGGAGCAAGCCAGGAAGGCGCAACGCTTACGACTGATGGATGGGCAGCTTCTGACGCTTTAGTTGCAGGCGATAGGTTCACCATAGCTGACACTTATATGGTTAACCCACTTACACGACAAAGCACAGGACAACTGAGAAGATTCGTTCTTACTGATGCCAAAACCTGCTCAGGGACTACTAACGATGATGATTTAACTATCTATCCCTCAATTTTGAGTTCCGGAGCATACCAAACTATTTCCGCTGCATTAGCTGACGGAAAAGCCATCCAGACAATCGATGGTACTCCTGATGCTGGTGTTGAGGCAAACCATGTAGCAAACTTGATGTTCCATAAAAACGCTTTCGCTCTTTGCATGGTCCCTATGGTTATGCCTGAAGGTTGTAGTTTTAAGGCAAGAGAAACGTACAACAACTACAGCGTAAGAGTATTGAAAGATTATGATATTAATTCTGACAAAGAAATTATCAGGCTAGATATTCTTTACGGTGTCAAGGCCATATACCCTGAATTAGCTTGTGTAATTATGGGGTAAGCAGGTGAACAGCAGATAATAACCAGTAATTAAATAACAAAACCATGGAGGATTAATTATGTTTAGTAATTTTATAACTCCTTCGTTCAACCCAAGAGTTGTTAAAATTAAGGCGGCAAGCTATACCGCCTTGGCAGGAGATGACGAAATAAGGGTAAACGGAGCATACACCGTTACACTGCCCGCTATCAGCACTTTGGCAGCTAGTGGCATAGGGCAGAAAACCTATAAAATCAAAAATATTCATGCTACATCTACAGTAACTATATCCTGTAACAGCGCTGACACTATTGAAGACGGGAGTTCCGGCGGGTCAACAACCGTGTATATTCCCAAGCAAAATGATTATTATATCCTTGAGGCAGACCTTGCGGCAAGTCAATGGAAACTTAGATTTCCTACTCCATTGATTAAAAAGGAAAATCTTCCTGCACACATGCGTTGCTTTACAAAAGTTGTAAGCACTAACGGAACAACAGCGGTAAATGTTTTCACTGCTAACGGCTGTCCTAATGCCTTAACTATCACAGGGATAAGTGCTGTGGCTAAAGATACTGTAGCGGGGGATATTTCCTTAACGAATGGAACAAATACTGTTTCTTCCTTTGCAAAATCAGCAACGGCTGGTATCGTTACTGGAGAAGATGGTTCTTTAGCGAATACAGCGTATACAGCAGCAGACACTCTAACAATTGTCAGCTCTTCAACTGGGGACGCAAGGGTATCGATAAACTATGAATTAGCATAAAGAAAGGAGGGCTAGGGGAGGGGATGTCTCCTCCCCTAATTCTTATGAGAATAGCAATAGCAACTTTAACCCAAGAAACGCTTCCCGTTGAGTATACTCTGTCTTTAATCAAGATGGTGCATGAAACCAAGCTGACATGTTCCTTTTTAATTAATAGATCAGCAAATATAAACATTGGAAGAAACAACCAATTTTTTGAAGCAAAAGAAAATAATTATGATTATATCTTATATATTGATTCAGATATTGTTTTCCCTGGAGATGCTCTTAAAAAACTTATTGCCTTAGACAAGGATGTTGCTTCAGGTATATATTATAGCCGAGAATATCCATTTAGGCCGGTAATACATAAATTTGTAGAACATAATCAAATCAGAAATTATACAGAATGGCCAGAGAGTCCATTTAAGGTAGATTCAACTGGGGCTGGCTTTTTGCTTATACGGAATACGGTCTTTGACATATTTGAAAAAAACAAGTATGAGCCTTTTGCTATTGTTCCAAATGGGTTAGGAGAAGAGCCTAGCGACGACACGTGCTTTTGTATTAGGTGTAAAGAAAAAATGATTGATATATGGGTTGACCCGTCCATAGAGTTAGGGCACATAAGAAAAGATGTTGTAACAAGCAAGCACTGGGAAATCGCAAAGGCTAACATTGAAGGGCTTAAGGCCGAGCAAGACATTCAAGGGTGGATGACTTCTGACGAATTAAGGTGGCTAAGCGAGAAGGCGTTTTACATGGACTCTATTGTTGAAATAGGTTCATGGAAAGGAAGAAGCACTTGTAGTTTGTTGGAAAATTGTCGAGGAGTGGTTTACAGTGTTGATCATTTCCTTGGCGATAAAGGAGTTTTAAAAGAGATAATAAGACAGGAAGGGAATATCTTCCCACAGTTCGCTATGAATGTGGCTGAGTTTGATAATCTTATTGTTATGAAAATGTCGAGTATAAAGGCTAGTAACTTTTTCCAGGATAAAGGCGTAGACATGGTATTCATAGACGCTGGGCATACATACGAAGAGGTTAAAGACGACATTAAACATTGGATGCCAAAGACATCAAAGCTAATTTGCGGACATGATTACTGCAATGATTGGCCAGGGGTAATGAAGGCTGTAGACGAAGTATTTCCTGATAGAACCGTGGTTGACTCAATTTGGTATAAAGATTTATAGGAGACTGTTATGGATATAACTTGTTTGTATAGAGAAGATTTTCCTAAAGGAAAAGATTTTCCTTTAAGTGAAGCGAAAAGATTAATTGAGGAAGAAGGCTGGCTGGATACTCCTGCTAAAATAGGAATAAAAATAAAGACTAAAAAAAAGAAAAATGCAAAGAGCAAAACATAACGACTTTTTTCTTATCGTATTGCTGATATTGATAATAATGGTTGGAGCGTGGAGACCTCAGTTTCCGCAGTCAAGAGAACTAATAACCGCTTTGTTTAGAATTGGAGCAATAATCTCTCTTGCATTTGTGGTCTGGGAATCAAATAAGTGGATAGCCATATTTTTACTTGCCACTATTCTCCCGCAGTTTTATTTAGCAAAACCATTAGAGATAATACAGATCGACTCTTCTTTGTTTTTCCCTGATATAGATACTGTGATAACGTCAATAAATGTTATTTGCGGGGTTATCTGGTATTATGTTATTGTCTCAAAAATTAAGAATACCAAGAAAAACGACAATTTGATCATGAATAGTGTCTGCATATTATCCGTGATATTTACAGGCTTATTAATATCTCAATTTCTAACAAAAAAACCAATTAT